TGGGGACGGCGACACAATGGTCAGCGAGGCGGGTGGCGATGACGGTGTGCGGGCCGTCGAGGAAGCGGTCCGCGTCATCAGGCAGCAGCCCGGCATCGATCAGGCCGTCCATGAGGGCTTTCACCGTCGGCGCGAGGTTGCTACGGTCACGGCGGCGACGATCCGGATACGCGAACTCCATCTCCACTCGAGCGTGCGTCAGTCCGAGGCGTGCGACGCCCGCGCCCTCACGGCCAAGCAAGTAGCCCCACTGTCGGAGCTGCTTCGTGAGCCGCGAGCGTGCGGCCCAGTGCATTTTGTCGTTTGCGGTGATGAGCTTGCTACGTGTCAGTGGCAGGACTCGCGACTCCCACACCAGCTGCGCGCTCATCCCAGATCCTCCTCAGTCAGCTGCTCGCCCGGCCTCGTGTACCAGGCTGTGAAGTCCTCCGGGATGCGGTTCGATAGCCGCATACTGCCCGGGCGAGCGACGATCATGTCTCCCTCAAGCGCCCAGATCGTGTAGGTGTGCTCAACGAGCATTACGCGCCCGTCCGGCGTGAAGCCGCAACGCTTTCGCGCGCGGCGGGCGATCGCTTCCGCGTTATCGCGAGTCAGCCGGACCGCGCGAACGAGGGCGCGCTCCTGGAACTCATTGACACCGGGTATATCCTTCAACGGGTCGATGCCGGTCATACTTCCTCCTTAAGGGCGATCCTGGTGAGCTGATAGATAGCGGCTGCGCCCTGCTGTGGGACGACACCGTTTCCGAGGAGTCGGAGCTGCTGCTCGCGTGCCAGGCCGAGATCCTCGCCGGTCACATGCCCATCGGGTAGCCCCATGAGCCATTCGACGAACTTCGTTGAGAGGCGTGCTCGCCCCCCCCTCGCGTGTCGGTGGGACAGTCGGAGCTGGAGCCTCACGTCCGAGCACCTGCTCCCACCTGGCAATCGCTTGCCCATAGACGCCGAAGATGCCGGGCTTCATCCCTCTTGCCACCTCGTGCAGGTTCGATCCGTAGCCGGTCGAGGATGCCGTCGCGTTTGTCGCCTGCGGAGTCGGTAGGAGTCCTCCCGTTGCCAGCAGTCCGTTCTCAACGAGGATCGCTAGGTCTGTGACCTGTATGCGGCCTGGCTTCTTACGCAGGTGTGCCTCGGGCGAGTTGCCCGAGGGCTGCGCGACCGGGGTCGGCAGCATCTGTACTGCCTGCGACAGACTCATGCCCGTTCCCTCCTGATGACGGCCTGCCTTGTGGTCCGACGCGGTCGGCGTCGGAATCAGGGCACCAGGTGCTCGATCTGATCCGCGAGACTCACGGAGTGCCCGCCCTCCCTGCGCTTCTGTGGAGGCTGTGAGCCCCCGCAGCTGCCAAGGTTCGCCTGCGGGGTTGCTAACAAGGAACAGCCGCTCTCGCTGGTGAGGGGCGCCGACGTCGGAAGCTCGTACAACACACCATTGCGCGTCATACCCGAGGCCGGCCAAGTCTCCGACCACACGGCCTGCCGCCCTGAGATCAGGTCCATCTGCTCTGTCTCCCAGCAGTCGCGATTCTTGTTCCACCAGACTGAACGCTCCACTTGTCAGCGCTCCTCTCACGTTCTCCCAAATCACCAGACGCGGACGCATCGTCTTGATTGCCTCGAACATCGACTCCCACAGGCCCGACCTCGTCCCCGAGGCCATGCCCGCGCGCCTACCCGCGAGGCTCAGATCCTGACAGGGCGATCCACCGCAGATAATGTCGACCGGCTCAACATCCGACCAATCAACCTGCGTGATGTCACCGAGATTCGGCACGCCAGGCCAGCGCACCTCAGCCAGCCGACATGGCCCCGGCTCAACATCGCTCGTCCACGCGACCCGCGCCGACGGATCAAGCGCCATACGCACGGCCATATCAAGACCGCCGTACCCTGTGAAGAGACTGCCGATCTTCGTCATTCTGCGACCTCGTCTCGATCCCACCTGCGGTAATACGGGTTCTCGAACTCGCGCTCACCGCGCGGGTTCGCGATCTCCAAGAGCACATCTGCATGGCAAGGCTGATCGATCTTGCACCAGCAAGCCAGGTCCAAGCCCCACAGATTCCGGGCGGCGCACGACGCTACGAACCGACCTTCTCGCGTCTGCTCGATCCACTTGCGATACCGAGCGACAGCCTCCGCCGCAGACGCGACAACAAGCTCGCCGCCCTCTTCAAGCTCACGCGCCGACCGGGCGACTCGGTAAGGATTCCCGTACAGGCTCCCCCTGCCCACGTACTTCGTGTGCGCGGGCATACGCCAGCCGCGAGCGCGGCGGCGCTGAATCCTGATTGGGAGCCTCATCGCTGCTCCTCAGCCCAGACGCCGACCTCCACGAGCTCGGCAGGCGTGTAGCCGCGCTCGCGGGTGAAGTCGATGACCGTCTGCGCACACGCTTTGTGCGTGATGTGCTCGATTGCGGTGGCTTCGTTTTCTGCGTCGACGGTGACGCGAACGTTCGAGCCTTTCGGCGCGAGGCGCGTGCGGCAGACAGAGCAGAAGCGGAAGCCGGGGACGTTGCGCGCGGGCTTGATCTCGATCATTGGTCGGCTCCCTCAACATCGGTCAGGTCGTAGATGTGGACCCGCAGGCCGGGCATCGGCGCAGTGTGTGCGGCGGGCACGGCTCCTCGACGGCTTCGTCAGGCTTGGCGACCTTGCCCGTGACCTTTACGAGCCGGAGCGCGTGCAGGACGGAGGGGGAGGGGCCGGAGCGGATGACGAGTCCGCGGCGCTCGGCTTCCTCGACGAATGCGGCGCAGGCCGTCGCGACGATGTGCGGCATGGGGAGATGTTGGTCTGTGATCTCCCATTCGATGCTCAGGAGTCCTGCGGTGCTCATTCTCCTGCCTCCTCGACGGAGATCGCCGTTCCCTGCGCGATGTTGACGAGCTTGTCGACGGGGTCGCCGTTCCCTGCGCGATGTTGACGAGCTTGTCGACGGGGTCGCCGATCATGATCCTGATTTCGAGTGCTTCGGCAGCGTTGCCGGCGTATCGGTCGGCGACGGCGACGGCGACGGTGATCGCTTTCTGCAGCTCCTCGACTCGGTCGAGGAGATACGCCATATCGACAGCGGCGTTCTGGTCAAAGGCGGCGACCGCGTCTCCGTATGCCTTTGCGACGGCGGCGCGGTCGGCCCCGGCGTAGCTGCGGCCCGCGAACGCGATCGCGTTCAAGCGGTCCTTGATCTCGTTGATGGTGGTCATTGGTGGTCCTTCTCTAGGGGTCTTGCCCTGCACTCGCTGGTGCGGGCTTCGTGCCCGCCCGGGACTTGCACCCGGGAGTCTGCTTGTCGGGCTGCGCGATCTTTAGCCTGTCCCGCCTTGTTTTTCTGGGTGGCGGGTGGCCTCCTCGATGGTCGCGCTCATCGGGGAGTGTGCTTACTCGTCGATGTAGTCGCCCTCACCGACGTTGAGGCGCTCGGATGCTTCCTGGAGCTTGCCGACGATCTCGACATACAGGTCGCGGTTCTTGTCGATCTCTTCGCGAGCGAGGCGGCGGGCCGCGATGTTGCTGAGTTTCTCCGTGATCTCCAGATCCTCATCAGCGGCGAGGACCGTCTCCTGCGCGTCGTACAGCAGAGCCAGCACCTGAGAGGTGTCGAGATAGACCGCGATGTATCGACCTTTCACAGCTCCTCCTCCATCGCTGCGACGACCTCGTCAGAGGCCTTGATAGCGTCGGCCATTCGAGCGGACGCCTGTACAAGCGAGAAAGTGCTCTGCAACCCGCGATTGGTCTTTTCCTCCATAATCGCGACCGTCAGAGCGCACCCGACTTTGATGTACGAGTCTGCGAGCGCGCGAGCCCCTCGATTGGTGGTACCGCCGATCTCTGCTGCCTTGTCTGCGAGCAGGGCCTTAAGAGCCTGGCGTCCGGCCTGCTCTGCGAGTAGGACCGCTGCGATAGCAGCGTCCGTCTGGTCCAGCTCGACTTTGATCTTCTTCTTGAGGTTCACAGCTCCGTCTCCTTACTTAGTGGTGGGTGGGTGTTAGAGATGTCCGGCATTCCGGGCACCGTCGCGGCGATCCGCTTTGCTATGGCTTCGCGCGCC